TCGTACCAGTCCCACACATCGGCCAGCGGACCGGCCTTGAGGAACCACTGGACCGACACGGTCCGCTCGGTCGTGGTGCGCGTGCGGCGCTTGCGCGCGTGGCCCGTCGTGAATCGGACCGGCGTGAAGGCCCCGTCCTCGTCGATCTGGTGCCCGGCGGCGAGGAATACCGGCGCGGACGGCGGGGCGATGATGGTCGGCAGCGCCACTTTAGCCCCGGCGCGGCAGCGTCGCCGACAGGTTCACGCCGCGCGACTGCAGCGTCTTCGCGATGGGTCCGCCGGCGCCGACGTCGCGGCCGATCTCGGACTTCACGGCGTCGACAATCACGCGAAGGTCGCCGTTTCCCTCGCGCCGGGTCTGGACCCTGGCGCCGTGGTTCTCGACGATCACGCGCGGCGCGCGATCGCCGCCCTGAAGCGCGCCGTTCGGGATGATGCGGCCGGACGTCGAAGGCTTGAACAGTTCCGGCCCGTTCTCCCCGACCAGGAGCGCCCCGAATGGGTTCGGGTTGGCGTCGCCGCCGCCGGCGCGCCGCCCGCGGATGATCTCGCCGGTCAGCGATTCGGAGGACCCGCCCGACACGATACCGGCGCCGCTTGGCGCGAATGCGCCAGCGATCGAGCTCAGGATGTCGCCGATCAGCTGATTCCCGGCGTCCGCGACCGGCTGGATCAGCGGCCGAAGGATCGTCTTCGCGAACTGCGCTTTCAACTCGTTCAGGAAGATCGAAGTCGCGTCCTGCCCTTTTCGGTAGCCGTCGAGGATGCCCTGTTCGATCGAATCGCCCAGCGTGTCGCGCGTCTTCTCGCCGGCGTCTCGTGCGGCTTCGATGTTCTTCTGCTCGAGCGTGCGGCCGATCTTCTCGCCTAGCAGGCCCTCGCGCTCGCGCAACAGCGCGATTTCGGCTTCCAGCTGCTGCAGGCTCTCGTCCGACGCGCCGGCGGCCGCGCGGCGCGCGAGTTCTTCTTCCTTCAGGGCCCGCGTCGAACTGATGCGGGCCCGCTCGACGCCGATGACGCCGAGCTCGTCCAGGCCGATCAGCGCGATTTCGTTTCGAAGCTCGTCATTGCCCTTCTTCAGCGTGTCGAGGTTGTCTAGCGCCGCGCGGTTGCGCGCCGTCAGCGCGCCGACCTCCGCGTCGCGGATCTCGATCGCCTGGCGGTTCAGGTCGTTGAACTCTGCTTGCGCGACGATCTGCCGTTCGAGCTCGGGCGTCAGACCCTGGATTCGCCCGGACTGGATGTCGAACAGCGCCTGCTCGAGCGCGGTCAGTTCGAGCGTCTTCTCTGCTTGCTTCTGCAGCGTTTCCAGGTAGCGCTGCGCCTCGCTGGTGCGTTCCTTCGCCACCTTGTTCCCGCCGTCGAAGTCGACGCGGTTCTGGCCCTTCGTCGGGTCGAAGCCGCGATCCTCGATCGCGCGCTGGCGCGCTTCGGCTTTCGACTTCGACAGCGCGCGGTCAAGCTTCGCGCTGAAGAATTCGGCCGACAGGATCTTGTCGACGTCTTCGCGTGCCTGGCGCGCGATCTCGAGCGCCTGCTTCACATCGCCGTCGGCCACGGCCGCAACGATCGCAAGCCCGGAGCCGATCGCGGCCCCGACGGTCTGGAAGACCCGCACGACCCCCTGACCGGAGTCGACGACGAACGCCAGCGCACGAACGGCGTCTTCGGCGAACTCGGCCACCCCGGAGCCATCGGCCAGCTTCTTCCCGGCCCGGTCGACGCCTGTCAGTTCGGCGGCGAGTTCGGCGCCGGCTTCGATGAAGGCGTTCACGGCCGGCAGCGCCTGGACGGCCAGCAGTTGCGCGTATTGCCGCAACTCACCCACGACGCGCGCCTGGCGGTCGGCGTAGGCGTCGGCCAGTTCGATCTGCTGCTGCGTGAGGATGACCTGCCGTCCGCCCTGCGCCTCGAGCTCCAGCAGGAACGGCAGCAGCTGCGCGCCGGACTTGCCGAACAGCGCGATCGCCAATTGCGAGCGGGTCGCGGTGTCGCCGATCTGCGAAAGCGCCTTCGACGCCTGCTCGATCTGCTCGCCGGGGTCGAGGCGCTTGAAGTCCTCGATCGGGATCGACAGCGCGGCGAGCGCAGCGCCGGCGGCCTTCGAATCGTCGTCGACGCCTAGCAGGTTCTTCCGCAGCTTCAGCGACGCTTCGGAGATCTGCTCAAGCGACGTCCCCGCGACGCCCGCCGCGACGCTGAAGGACCCGATGATCTCCGCGGGGATGCCGCTGACTTCCTCGAGGTCCTTCAGGCCCGCCGCGCCGTCGATCAGGCGTTCGAAACCGTAGGCGGCGCCGACCAGGCCCGCGCCCAGCGCGGCCCCCGCGATCTTGCCGGCCTTCTCGGCTTCCTTCTGGAAGTTCTTCAGCTGGCGTTCGGCGCGCTTCGTGTCCGTCTCGAACGCGCCCGTCCGCATCAGAAGGTCGATGATGATCGAACCAGCGGCCATGTCAGCCCCTTCCGGGCGGTTTGAAGCCGAAGGCCCTGAACGTGTTCAGGTCAGCTTCGGAGTATTCGTCTCCGATCGGGTCAGGCGACAGCCAGCCCAGCAGCGAGCGCAGCTTCTCGCCGTCCCCGCCGCCGGCGCGCAAGGCGATCAGCGCGGCCGGCCGGTGGAATCGATGCCGGTCGTCGAACGGGAACAGGCGATAGAACTCGGCCCAGGATTCGAACTCGCGGCGCGTCATGCGCGCTTTGAGCTCTCGAATGGTCCGGCCGCCCAGCGCGAGCGCCAGGACATGCCAGAACCATTCGTCGCCCCGGGCCTTCAGGCGTTTCCCTGCTTCCCCTTCGCCGCGGCCCCGTAGCCGTTGACGTCGAACAGCGCCTGCAGCATCGCCTGCGAGGTCTTGCGCTTGATGCGGACGGCTTCTTCGACCGTCAGCGCCGGCGAGCCGTCCGGCTCGCAGACGCCGGCGGCCAGCAGCACGGCGGACGCGCGCGCCGCGACCTCGACGTCCTTCGAACCCATCTGCAGGAAGTAGCGTTCGAAATGAGGGTTCTCGAGCTCGCGGAAGAAGATGACCTGCTTCGACGCATCAGGCATTTCGATTTCGCGTTCCGCGATCTCGGCGCTGATGAAAAGCTTCGACTTGTCCATGCGCGCGCTCGATCAGGCCGGAACGTAGGGGTTGAAGACGACCGAACCGGAGCGCTGCAGGGTCAGCGTGCCGCGGACGATCTCGTTCCCGGCGATGTCGATGTTCACATCGGCGATGTAGGCGTCGAACTCGAACGAAGAACGGTCGTTCGGCGCGACGATCTCGCCGTCGCTGTCGAGGGTCGGCGCGGTCGCCGATTCGGACAGGCAGGCGATCCACTTCAGGACGTCGCCGGCTTCCTTCAGCGCGAACAGGTTCTGGTGGCTGAAGGAACGCGGGATCAGGTTGAACGGGATCGTCACCTGGCCCGGGTTGCCCAGTCCCGCGGCGAATTCCTTGTCGTCGGTCGCGTCCAGGCAGGTCGTTTCGATCTGGTCCTTCGCCCCGCCCAGGCCCTGAATGCCGGTCGGGCATTCGAACTTGATCAGGTCCGGATCGGACGACGTCACGGAGTTGTCGCGCAGATAGAGGTGAGTCCCCTGGGTTTTCACAGTTCCGACGGTCATGGTGCGCCCCTTTCAGGCAGTCGAACCGACTTGCTAGTCGGCGAGTTGATGAATCAGCGGCCGATCACGCTTCGCGCGCCAGCCAGAAGTCGAAGTCCATCGAGATCCGGAAATTGCGGGTCTCGGCATCGCGCGGCAGCGTTCGCCACGCGGTCATGTGCGTCACGGTCTCCATCTGGTCGCGGATCGCTTGCGCCACCGCTTCACAGACGCCGTCGCCGGCGGCATAGACGTCGACCTGGACCGTCGCGCGGTCGTGCGAAGGCGTGTCGCTCAGGTTGTTCTCCGGCGTGCCGGCCACCACAAGCCACACGGCGTAAGGCGCTTCAACCTTCTGCGGTGCCTCGTTGCGGTACACGCGCGGCTTGTTGCCCAGCAGGCTCCGAACGGTCGCGGACGCCTGCAATGTCGTGTAGATCGGCGGCAGCATCACTTCCCCCGGTTCTGGCGCGCGAGTCGTTCGACGATGCGATCGACGCCGCGGATCAGTTCAGCTTCGACGGTCCGGATCGCGCTTTCGGCCTTCGCAGCGAAGGCCGGGCGGATCCACGGTTCGGCCGGCTGCTTCTCGCTGCCGTACTCGAGAAGGTTCGCCGACTGCAGCGTCGTGACCGTCTTCCCTTTGCGGCCCGGGTAGGTCTTGCGCTTCACGCGGACCAGCATCCGCTCGCCCTTGCCGCTGGTCGGCGCCTTCCCGCGACTGATGATCAGCGAGGACTGCAGCAGGCCCGACGACTCGCCTTCGATGCTTGCGAGCGAGTCGGTCGCGCGCGCCAGGTTCAGTGCTTCTTCCTGCAGCAGCACGCGCGCGCCCTTGCGAAGCGCCGACTTGACCGGCCCGCCGCTCTTTGACACGACTTCGGCGGGCAGCGACTGCAGCGTCTTCAGGACGCCGTCGACGCCGCGCAGCTGGATCAGACCGTAGGACATTTGATCCGCTTGAAGGCGAATGACAGGATCGACTCGCGGCCGGCGTCGATCTCGAACCGCTGGACATCCAGCACGGCGAAGCCGTGCATCGCCATGAAGAACAGGAAGCCCTGTTCGGTGAAGTAGTAGAGGTGTTCGCCCGGCCGGTAGTGCTTCGACAGGCGGATCCCGCCCAGCGTGTAGACGATCGGCAGCGAGAAGAACGCGAACGCGCCGAGCGGGATCTGGTCCAGGTAGCGCGCCGGCTCCGGGACATGCTCGATCGTGTCCCAGAAGGTCGCGCCGCTGAAGTAGTCCAGCCGTTCGGCCCACAGGTCATTTCGCTTCAGCCACTCGATCGCGACCGGGTTGACGTCGTGCCCGAAGGTGTTCGGTCGCGCCTTGATGAACTCACCCGACCCGATGCCGACGTCGACGATCCTGTTCACGCCGACGAACTTCGCGACCAACGCCATGCGGCCGGCGTTGATCTTCAGCGCGATCTGCTGCCCTTCGTAGGACTTGCACTTGTCGTAGTAGTGCGCGTCATAGGCGATGACGTTCGATCGGTCGCGCTGCCAGGCGATGCCGTAGTCCGGAGCCAGGACCAGGTCGTCGTCTTCGACGACGCGCGGCAGCTGCTCGATGTGTTGCGCCATCGCCATCTCGGGATTGGCGCGCTTGGCCGTGATCACCACGCGCTCCAACTGGACGATCTCTGGCACGGTGGCCTGCTCGGGGGCGGCGATGACGAAGCCTGCGGCGCCGACGATGGCGATCAGGGCGGTGGCGGTGAGGGTCTTGAGGCTGGTGTTCATGGTGATGTCCTTGGCTGCGTTGAT